GAACGCATCGCCGACCACAAAATCAACAGGCTAGACGAACTAATGCCCTGGAATTATACTTCGGAGGCGTAGGCGACGGACGCGTGTGGACGCTTACAATTAATCTAAATATTAAACACCAAAGAAACATGATTCTCAGGTTTTCGAGCGGCCGCAAAGAGCCCTTCCACGACATTTTATTCCGCAGAACTATCGTTACTGACGGCACATAGCTGCCGTTCTACTGGACATAGACAAGCTCCAGCGTAGCCCGTCAACCTGGGCTATCGCTGCTGGCGCGAAAATCCGAGGTTGATAAATGAGCGGGCCGTGAATTAATTTACCTTTTTGAAGGACTTAGGAAAGTGCATCTGGCGGCAATCCTATTTGAGTTCCACCCCTTCGATTTCGACATACCACCTTGCGGCGTCTCGTAGCCCTTTTTGCTGCGCACCGCTAAACCTCTTAGCCTCTGTCTTTTTCCAAACCTCCCCATGATACGGGTTGTCTGGCAGATCGGAATCGTCCTTAATCGGATCGTAGCCGACCATTAGATCAAGGGCACGAATCTCTGCCGCCGAGAACGAGACCGCACCATGAAACACTGGTGTCGTTACATATTCTGTTGGGTCAACATTATCATTAACCATCAGTGCCTCGATATCTACCGACATGCCATCTTTTGGTCTCGAAGACTTACTGTTTAGCCCCTTGGATATTCGTTGGCGACGTTCATCGCCATTACTATCCCAGACGAGCTGCTGGAGAGGCACGCGTCGGATTATCGTGTCACCCTCAATGATTTCTTCTTCGTCATAAGGTTCGACCGACAACGATTATTAGCCCCCGACTTGAGCAAGCGCACCGATTCTGTCGGTTGCTAGTTCCGAAATCCAATTTGAAAGTTCGGTAAAATCCATTTGAACCTCAATTTCGTCTTCTTCGTCCGACAAAAGGTCAGTCCGGCAGGCAAAAACATCGTAGATGCCTAAAACGTCGACTTCGATATCAAATTGGTTCATGTGCCATTCGAGCCGAATAGTCCCATCCGACATTGGAACGAGCTGAGGCGCGGGGAGTGAATTCACGCAAAGGCGTTCAATTAAGTTGCCCGCGAACAGTGCGCAACTGAATGAGACTGGAATACCGTTGTAGCCATCCCAACCTCTAGGCAGGGAAGTGAGTTCATTGAAACGGCCTTCCAACTCTTTGAACCAAGATGAGTTCGGGTTCATCACTCGGACTTGTGGTCGAGCGGTTGTGATCGTTGTGATGAAATCATCTTCAGACCGGTAGTTGGGAATTTCGTCTTGGTATGCGGTGCTAATTTGAGTTTGCACGTTCATTCGGTTCTCCCCCAATGCTGGTGCGCTTTTTCTGTAGTAATTTTTCCGAAGCGAGTGACGATCGCGTCACGACCAAACTTCAAGAAATCCATTGCAGAACTAACGTCACTGCCATGTGGTTTTCCCTTGAAACTCAACGATAGACTAAACGCCTTGTTTTTCCCATCAACCGTGAACACCGATTGAATTCTATGATTGAGTCGCGCAAATGGCTTCCCGTCCTCACCTCTAATAACTTCGTTGAAAGAAGTGCTTAGACCCTCGATCTCAATTTCGCCACCATTCCACAGCTCGAACCAGTCACCAGCTTCCGAGAATTCTTCCACCGGAATGATGTTAACATAGGTGACTTCGGCCTGATTTATTTCCATATCGTAGGAAAACTCGGAAGCGAGATGTTGAGCGAGTTTCGATATGTTATTCTCGAACGCCTCTGACAACCCCTCAAAACGGGGATAGGGTTGTGGGTTTGCTTGTCGTCGCCAGTTGGTAGTGAATCTGCTGGGTTGGAACTGAACGAGATGGTTTTCATCATCAGATAGGAACCAAAGCCGACTCCCGGCGGGAGGAGCACCAACATGTATAGTAGGACCAGCTTGGACGTTTGCTCCACCAAACGTCTCAAACTGTGGTTCAAGAACCGGGTGTTCTTGAATCTTTGGGAACTCATTTTGAAAAAGTTCCCAAACTTTCAAAGAGTGAACTGATGTATAGCCAGGAACGGGTGCAAACTGAACACCCAACACCACCTCGTCTAAAGGGGGGTTAGAAAAATCTGGCAGATGGTCGGGACGCTGCATTGGTTACCTCTTTTAAAGTCTTGTAGCCTGTACGGAATCTCGTTTCCAGCAATATATAAAGCTCATATTGAAAAACTTGACTCCTTACCAGATATGAGTCTTGCAGAGCGACTCGGCAAGCCCAGCGAAAAATATGTGCTAGGTGATGCAGCAAGAGGTGCAAACCGGAGAATTCGAGGGCGTAGCCGCGTAACTAAAACGCGATTTCGCTTCCCGCCCAAGGTCCGCTTCCGAAAATTGTACCCGGCAGGCTCGCGACTGCAGCGAACGCCAGCAATCCGCCCATGCTGTCGAAAAGCTCAAGTCAGACGAAGTTGCGCGACCTGCTCGCCGCACACCGCTCTCGTACGGCACCTTCACCCGCTGCTTGGCAGTCGTGGTTCAATCCTACCGAGACCCGGAGACCGGTTACGGTTTCACCAAACACAAATCCAACGTGTCCGGCTATTGGGGCATTGCATTGGATCCTTTCGTGATGGCCGGGTGATGGTCCAGCGTCCTTCGGACCGCCCCCTGAAAGGGCGGGCTTTTGCGCGGTTGCGCGCTCTTTCTTCCTTCCCTTTCCCTCAAAATCCTGAGGCTTCCTCCCGCTCCCCGCACCCCACTATTCGCTCCAAACGAAGTTTAGGGAGGGAATCCCCTCCCATTCGCGGGAGGGGATCTAGAGGGGTAGGGAGAGAAATTGTCATAAAAAATAGGGGTTAGGGAGGCTAGGGAGGCATTTTGCCAAGAGTTTTCCTTATATATAGGCAATGCTCCAAATGAGATGTTTTCAGTATTCGATTATATGTGAAGGTATGAAATACCCTCCCTAGCCTCCCTAATGCTCCAATATTGGCAATTATTACAATATAAACAATTAGTTATGACGGGAGGAGATTAGGGAGGAGATTAGAAATAGGGAGGAGATAGGATGAATTAGGGAGGGGATTTATTCGAGCATTCAATATGTTGCGATAGGGCGTGCAGTGACCGCTAGATGAGGATGCTTACGGCAAAATGTGGTGTCGCAAAGAAAACAGTTGACGTCCCCCGCCGAATGCCCGTACCTTCCTCATATTCCAAAGATGCGCCAGACGGAGAGAACCCGTTCTGGCTGTTTTCATTTGCGGGGTACCAATCATGAAATGAATAAACCGGCGAAGCGGATCGGCGAGCCATCTGGCTTAACCGCATATCAATCCGTGATACCAGACGCCAGATACTGGTCTCACACCCCAATCACACTCATGAAGCTCACCCCGCCAGTGTGTTCCCTCCGTCAAGCAGTGCTGGTTGCTGATCAAAAAGGGTGAGCTTCATGAGTGTGATCAACGTCACTCTAACCGGTGCCTTGCCTCAAGTTGTTGGCACACTCAATCATTTGTCCGGGTGGAGCAGTTTGGTAGCTCGCTAGGCTCATAACCTAGAGGCCGCGGGTTCGAATCCCGCTCCGGCAACCAATCAACCAAAAAGGAAAATATCATGGCGACCATGACTTTGAAAAGCATTGTGCCCGGCGGCGTTGTTGCCGCATTGGCTGCGGTTGCATCTCAGGATGTAATCGAAACGGCGGGCGATGATCGGATTTTCCTGCACGTAAAGAACGGTAGTGGAAGCTCGATCAACGTGACTATCAATGCCGTTTTGACGGCGATCGATGTTCCTGGTGTTGGCAACATGGCAATCTCGGATATCGTGGTGGCTGTTGCCGCCGGTGCCGAAAAACTGATCGGACCGTTCAGCCCGGCCTATCGCGATGGCGATGGCACAGTCACGATTGATTATTCTGCAATTACGACCGTGACAGCCTGCGCCTACAAATTGCAGAAAACGCTCTAATCTGAATGCCTCGGCTTAAGACCCTCTCTGGCCGGACAGCACTGTTGCCGCCACAGATCGGTGGCATCAAAGTCGAAAACAGGAGAAGTCAGAAAACCCGAAACGCCGACAAGCCATTGCGGAAATACTACTACACCGCGCGCTGGCGGGAGTTGCGGGAAAAGATCATGTTGCGAGAGGGCAAAATCTGCCAGCAAACAGGTGTCTTATTGGTAGGTCCAAAGCACGCACCCAATAGCCCGGTTGTTGATCACATTATTCCGCACAATGGAAACGAGGTATTGTTCTGGAGTGAGGACAATCTGCAATTGGTTTCGAAAGACTATCACGATAGCCAGAAGCAGAAAATCGAGAAGAGTGGGCGGCGCGCATCACGTCGGCCTGAGTGGATCAAGCCATCGGTGATTCCGGTGACTTTGGTCTGCGGACCTCCAGCTGCAGGCAAAACGACATATGTTCAATCTCGTCGGGATCCGACGGACATTGTGATTGATCTGGATGTGATTGTTGCCGAGTTGTCCGGGCAAAACCTAAGCCACAACTGGTCGCGAGATGAATGGCTCGAAGCCGGACTGTGGCGACGCAACGATCTCATTGGTCGGCTCCACAAGGAATGCAGCGCAAGGCATGCCTGGATAATTGCGAGCGCAGCCAAGCCCTCAACACGTGATTGGTGGAAGCGGCAGCTCGGTTTTGTTGAAGTTGTTGTTCTGGAAACGGACGCGGAAACCTGTCGAATTCAATCCGGCAAAGACATCGATCGAGATCAGAGCCGAACACGCAAAGCCATCTCGGCTTGGTGGGACGCCTATATCCCGACAATTTCGGACATCAAGATCTAGCCAGAAAACCAAAGGGGGGGCGGGTCGAAACTTCAAAAAACCGCGATAGCGGAAACCCCTGTGCCATTAACGCAGAGATTTTTTTCCTATGAAACAAAAAAACCAACAGGAGCAGTTCAAAGTTGACTTGTTCGGTGCGCCGGTTGGTCAAATACGCGAACGTTGGGGCCGTCCTGCTTATAAAAAAACAAAGGAAAATCAAGAACTTGTAGCTAGTCTGCGTGCAATTGGTTGGACTAAGAAACGTATTGCAACAGAGATGGGATGCGATGAAGACACTCTGACAAAACATTTTTCGGTGGAGCTCGATCAGGGGCCAGACCGGGTGAGGGTGCTGATGCTTCAGGCGTTGGTTGCAAAAGTCAAACAAGGCAATACAGCCGCGATCCGGATGCTGCAGAATCTGACGGATCCGACACCACCGCTAAACCGGGGTAAAGTGAAACAGCCACCCCTTGGAAAGAAAGATCAATTGGAGCGTAATGCTAAAGCTCCGGTCGAAGATGCAGAGTGGGGAGAACTACTTGACCCTGAAGGTCGCGGTAGGGCCAATTGAGTTACCATTGGGATTTCTCTTGCCCTGACTGGGTCGAGCGGCTTGAACAGGGATTGCCCATCGTCCCTGAATTGCCGCTGGATCAAGCGGAAGCCACGCGGGCGATCCAGATTTTTAACAAGCTGTGCCTGCCGGATGTACCGGGCCAACCCAAAATGCGAGAAGCCGCCGGAGACTGGTTTCGCGATATCGTCGGGGCGGCTTTTGGGTCGCTGGATCAGGAAACCAATATTCGTCATGTCGGCGAGATTTTTGCGCTGGTTCCCAAGAAGAATTCGAAGACAACAGGGGGTGCGGGGATCGCGGTCACTGCGCTGTTGATGAATGCACGGCCTCGGGCAGAAATGATGTTTGTCGGGCCAACGCAGGAGATTGCGGATCTGGCTTTTCAGCAAGCAGTTGGCATGATCGAAGCCGACGAGGTGCTGCGTCCTCAATTTAAAATTCAGGAACACAAAAAACAGATAACGCATATTCGCAGCAAGGCGTTTCTCAAGATCAAAACGTTCGACATGAAAGTGATGACGGGCTCCAAGCCGGTAATTGTTATTCTGGACGAGCTGCACATCATGTCGAAGATGAGTAGTGCCATGGGTGTGTTGGGTCAAATCAGGGGCGGTATGGCCGCTAATGATGATAGTTTGTTGATTATCATTACCACCCAGAGCGAAGATCCGCCTGCGGGCGTGTTCAAACAGGAGTTACAGTACGCGCGCGGGGTGCGCGACGGCTCGATTGCCGATGAAGTCATTATGCTGCCGGTGCTCTACGAGTTTCCGGAATCGATGCAGATCGATGACGACAAGCCGTGGATGAACCCGGAATGCTGGCCCATGGTGACACCTAACCTCGGACTATCCCTTAAAATGGATACTCTGGTTCGTGGGTTCGCCGGTGCAAAAGAAAGAGGTGACGAGGAGCTGGCCCGTTGGGCGTCGCAGCACCTGAACATTGAAATCGGTATGGCGCTGCATTCCGATCGGTGGATTGGTGTCGATTATTGGAAGGCTGCGACTGACCGGAAAATGAGCCTTGAGGCAATCCTTGCCTCGTCCGATGTCGTAACCATTGGAATAGATGGTGGAGGTCTGGATGATCTTCTTGGATTGTCTATCATTGGCCGTCACCGTGCAACGCGGGTTTGGCAGAGTTGGTCACATGCATGGGCCCATAAGGTGGTTCTCAAAAAGCGGAAAGAAATTGCACCAAGGCTGAAGGACTTCAAAAAGGACGGCGACCTAACGATCTGTAAAAGGAAAAACTCGACGCAAGATATTGTTGAAGTCGTCGATATTATCGAGCGGATCTACGATCTTGATCTGCTGCCGGAAGCGCATGGGATCGGTCTTGATCCATACGGCGTGGCGCCACTGGTTGACGAGATGGCGGAGCGCGGAATTCCGGATGAGGTTTGGATCGGGATTGGTCAAGGGACCCGGTTATCCCCGGCAATATGGGGTATGGAACGCAAATTGAATGATCTTACCTTTAGCCATTGCGATTCAAAGATGATGGACTGGTGTATGGGCAATGCGCGGGCAGAGCAGCGCGGCAATGCAATTTTGATCACCAAGCAGGTATCTGGCAAAGCCAAGATCGATCCGTTGGTGGCAATGTTCAACGCAGCGATGTTGATGCAACGCAATCCTGAAGCAGCGAGTTCAACATCAATCTATCAGAAACGCGGATTATTGGCGGTGTAGAATGGGTCTTTCTGACATTTTTCGTAGATCAACCGCTTCGGTTTCCCAGGCAGCACGGGCGATGGCTGTTGATGGCGGAGTTAGTATCAACACCCCAGCCGAGCTCGAAGCAGCGCTGCGCGGTTCAGTAACTGGCAGCGGGGCGATGGTTAACTCCGGCACTGCAATGCAGGTGGGTGCAGTGTTTGCGTGTGTCCGTATTATTTCCGGTGCGGTGACAAACGTGCCATTGCATATCAAGCGCCGGTTGGAAAACGATGTGCGAGAGGATGCACCTGACACAGCCCTACGGCGGTTGCTGCGCTACCGTCCGAATTTGCACCAGACAGCACGGCAGTTTCGCCGGGTGATGCAAGTCGATGTGCTATCCGAGCATGGCAATGCCTATGCTCACATAACCTGGGGCGTCAAAGGGGAGCCGATCCAACTGATCCGTCTGGATCCGGCGCGCACGGTCGTTAAGCAGAAAGCAGACCTGACAAAGGAATTCGAGTTTACAGGCGAGAACGGGCGCAAGGTTGTTTACGGACAAAAGGATATCCTGCACCTGTTTGGTCTTACGCTGGACGGCATTCGTGGTGTCGGCCCCATTCGCTATGCACGCGAAACGATCGGGGATTCACTTACACTGGCACGCCACGGATCAACGATGTTCAAAAACGGGGCGCGGGTATCCGGTGTTTTAGAGACAGAGAAAACTCTTGGTTTGGACGGCATTGAGAACCTGAAAGCCAGCCTCGATACTTTCCGTGCCGGTGCGGAGAATGAGGGCAAGGATATGATCCTTGAGGATGGTTTGAGCTATAAAACCATGGCTCTCACGTCGCAGGATGCGCAGTGGATGGAAGCGCGCGCATTTAGCCGGGCTGACATTGCGATGTTTTACGGTGTGCCACCACACATGATCGGCGTCACCGAGAAAACAACCAGCTGGGGTTCGGGTATCCGCGGCTTCAAGGACTTCAAGGGATTTGTGAAATCCGTTCTTGGCAGTTTCAAGAACATGATTGCCGAAATGATTGCCTATGCACTTAAGAACAAAATCTTGATTTCTCTGGGTTTAGGAGGTGCCAGTATTGGAGGCGCGGGCGGATCGGCGGGAGGGTTATTAGGTGGCATGTTTGGCAATCTTCTCGGGAGTTTTGGTGCGGCTGGAGGCGCGGCTGCCTCTGGTCTGTTGGGTGGTTTAGGATCTACACTAGGCATTGGTGCTGCAGCTGGTGCCAACACAGGTTTATTAGGTATCGGCGCAGGTGCTGCCGCCGCAGGTGGTGGTTTGATGGCCACGATAGGGGCTGCGTTACCAGTTATCGGAATCGGTCTTGCGTTGTTTTCGCTGTTCAAGAAAAAACCAATTATCAAGAAAGAAGATTTTGCGGCTATCCAACGAGGATTGGAGTTGACCGGAAAATCCTTATTGAGCACCGGAAAAATGGGCAAAAAAGCAGCAGCTCAACTGATGAAGGCCGCTGGCGGAATCGAGGCGTTTGGAAAGCAAACCCAGTTCTATTTCGACAATTTTTTTACCGATGCCGAGAAGCGTGAAAAAGCGCTGGAATCTCTCAATAATGTTTTTGGAAATCTTGGTATGGCGCTGCCTCAATCAGCGGCTGAGTTTCGTTCGATCGTTGAGGGGCTTGACCTGACGACCGCCGCCGGACGCAAGGCATATTCAGAAATGCTCAAAGTTGCACCAGTGTTTACAAGCGTTTTCGGGTCGATTGCGAACGCGGGTAAACAGCTGAGTGGAATATTCGGCGATGATGTTTTTTCTACCAAAGAGCAAATGATGCGCGCAATTTCTGCCGTGAACCGCGGCGGTGAAATCAACATCCTGCCAAGTGGATCTGGCGTTGTTAACCTGGGCGAACTTCTATCTGTAACAGAAAAAGCCGAGCGTCTTCAGGCTGAAACCGCATTGTCCGGAGTTGCGACGGCGGGCAGCATGTCACAGCTGTATAAGCTTATGCGCAAATGGGACATGGATGGCATGCCGCCGGAGCAAACAGCATGAAAATAATCGAACCTCTCGCAATGACCGATGCGCAGTTGACCGCATCATCTGTCACCGAAAATGACGCCCCGGTTTGGAACGTGGCAACGGCTTATGCTGTTGATGATCCGGTGATTTCCCTTACCACGCACAGCGTATATGTGTGTGAGATTGCCAATACCGGCGTGGATCCGGATACAGATGTGGCGGATCCACCGAACTGGACGCGTCTGGGTGCAACAAATCGCTGGAAAGCTTTTGATACACTGATTTCTGACCCGGTCGCTGACGCATCACCGGTCAGCTACACAATTACACCCGCACAGGTGATCGCGGGGATTGCCTTCTTTGGTCTGGCGGCAGACGCAATAAAAATCACGGTTAGCTTGGGTGCAACCACGATCGTTTACGAGACTGACCTCATCGATCTCGATGAAGTAGAGGGGTGGTATTCATGGCTTTTTTCGGGCGTTCAACGTGAAGAAGAAGCTTTGTTTATGGATATTCCATATCTTGGTGCCGGAACCGAGTATCTGATCGAGATAACAGGGTCGGGAACGCTTGGCGTTGGTCAAATTGTCTTGGGAAAAGTGACCGACCTGGGCATTACACAGTGGGGATCTGAAATCGGAATAATAGATTTCAGCCGCAAGGAAAACGATGTCTACGGGAACGCCTTAATTCTTGAGCGCCGTTTTGCGAGGTTGGCCAATTTTCCCATCGGTATCCCATCTACCCGTGCGCGTCGAGTTCAGCGAACAATGGAAGAATTTCGCGCAAAACCTGTTGTCTGGGTGGGGGATAGCCGGCCGGAATTCGCTCTGATTATTTATGGGTTTTACCAATCCTACACCCACGTTCTGGAGTTAGAAGGCTGGAGCAAAGCAATCATTGAAGTGGAGGGTCTTGTCTAATGACAGCACCAGTAATAGTCGACTTACCCAGTGCTCCTGATCGCGCCAACGGTTCGACACAATTTGATATAGATGCGACGGCATGGGCGGCAGCTCTGGCTGTCTGGACAACCGAGACAAATGCGGTTTCTGCATTTTGTGAAGCCATGGCGGCGATTGCCGAATCAGCATCGCAGGATCTACTGGCGACGTTCACAAACTATTCCGGCGATGCAAACGTTCTTGCTTCTAGTGGAATGTACAAGCTGGCTGCCGGTGTCACAAACGCATGGTCCGGCGCAGGCGACAATGACTTCCTGTTCAACATGTACACCGATGCATACAACCAGTTTCAAATGGGGTTTGACGGGGCTAATTTGGTTCACATCCGCTCGAAAATTTCATCTGTCTGGGGATCGTGGTTTGAGCTCACGGGGCAAGCAACCGAGACCGTAAAGGGAATGTTGCAGCTCGCCGATCAGGCTTTGGCGGAAGCTGGTGTGGATGATTTAGCTGCGATGACGCCCCTGAAAACCAAGCAGGCCATTGACGCGCAAGTGGTGACAGCCTGTGGTGTCGGTCAAACCTGGCAGGATATGACAGCAAGTCGAGCCGCAACGACCAGCTATCAAAACACAACGGGTCAGCCAATTCAGGTGATATTGTCAAATGTTGCGACGCTGCGATGGTTTCAGGTTTCGACGGACAATTCAACCTGGGTGAATGTGTGTGAAGCGGGCGGAAGCTATGCGCGACAGGGGGCGATAATTGTGCCCGATGATCACTATTACAGACTCAATGGGTCCTCGACAATCGGAGTTTGGGCGGAGCTTCGCTAACCAACAGATTTCCAAAATAATAAGGCGGCAAATATGGAAAAAGACACTTTTTTACATTGGCTGGCCAGTGATCCTGGCAAGGCAGTAGTGGCGGGCGCACTCGGTGGCGTGGTTCGCTGGCTCACGCTTCAGGAGCGCCCGCGAGACGGAATGGCCAGTATGATCGTTGGCGCTATCTGCGCTCTCTATCTCGGCCCTCTTGCGGTCCCGATTATCGAGCCCATGGTTGGTAAAATTGCAACCAACCCCGAGCAGACCATCGGGTTCGGTTCTTTTGTGATTGGTATCGGCGGCATGTCTGCCAGCGGGTTTCTGATTGCGATCTGGCGTGGCCGTAAGGCAGCAGCTGCAAAGCTGTTGGAAGGTGAAGCTGATGCAGAATAAGCAAAAGTATCGCGACGATAAAAAAGAGCCGCACTCCATGCGTTCAGCCGCATCGAGAGAAGTCCGGTTCCTGATTTATGCCATTGTTGCCTGTGGGCTCTACTATTGGCTGGTTCTCTAAACAAATAAAGGAATTCAATTATGCAAACCGTGCAAGAGATTGCGCGCGACATTGTCGTGCGTGAAGGTGGTTTTGTGAACGATCCGGATGATCCGGGTGGCGCTACAAAACATGGGGTGACAATTCACACTATGCGCCGCCTCGGCCTCGATCTGGATGGCGATGGCGATGTGGACGTTCAGGATGTTCGCCAGATGACAGCCAAGAAAGCCGAGCAGATCTACATTCGTGACTACTTTGAGCGCCCGCGGATCAATTTGTTGCCAAAGCCGCTCCAGGGTTCCGTGATGGACATGTACGTCAACAGCGGCGGGAATGCGGTGAAGATCCTACAAAAGCTGATGGCTGAATTTGGAGATCCGATCATCGTTGACGGCGCCCTTGGCCCTCAAACAGCCGGTGCTGTGCATCGCGCCGTGGATCGATCCAGTGATGAGGTCGTGGTGAACGCCTACGGGATCGCCCGCCGAAACTGGTATTATGCGCTTGCGGACCGTCGAACGGCCAGCCGCAAGTATGCGCGCAGTCGCAATGGCGGCAAAGGTGGCTGGATCAAGCGTGCCGAGGAGTTCATCGAGCCACGGTTTCACCTGAGCGATGCTGAACATAAAGCGCGCGTGAGGGCTTGGACGTGAGTTTGTTTAATATTGGACGAACTGCGGAGCGGGTTGGCGGCGCTGTGGCCGGGGTGGCTGAGGTTTTCCGTCCCAATGCCGAGAAAAGCGCCCAGAGAGCCGCTGACTATGCTCAAAGCGCTCAGGGGCAGTTTGCTGCCGAGTTTGCCGCTGCCGAGCGCAAGGGATGGTTTAACGCGCTGATAGACGGGTTGAACAGGCTCCCGCGCCCATTGATGGCCTACGGCACAATCGGGCTGTTCTGGTACGCCATGCATGATCCTGTGGGCTTTGCTGAGCGCATGGCGGGTCTTGCGGCTGTTCCTGAACAGCTTTGGTGGCTGCTTGGCGCTGTAGTGTCGTTTTACTTCGGTGCGCGCGAACTGCAGTATTTTCGAGCGGGGAGCACATCTGAGCCGCAGCGAGTGCGCGAGATTGTTAAGAATATCGAGGAGATCCGCAGTTTGCGGCCTGATGCCGAAGGTGCGGTGGTTGAAGAGGCTGAGCCTGAATCGGGGCAGGGTGGGAATGCGGCGCTGGATGAGTGGCGAATACAGTAATTTTTTTGCCTATCCAGAAAATGCGAATTTGACCATCCCAATCCCGGTCGCGTTTTGAAGTTAGGAATTGTTCAAATACGCCTTGAAGGCCCAACCATCCAAAGTTAAAAGAAGCGAATAGTTTGCACCTTAAGGTGGTCTGATTGGAAAAATCTAAAATAAATCAACTTTCGCGGTATGACAAGATTGAACTCCAGAAACTGGTGAAATCCTGGGGTGAGAAAGGCGACTCTGACTCTGTTATTGAAGCGCGCATGGTTGCTTTTGCAGAGAGGCGGATCAGGGCAACATCATTTACGCATATTGATAATAGTAGCGGACACTCAAGGCGCGTAAGTGAAAATGCAAGGGAGCATATTGTTCATGCAAAACGGAAGAATTATGGTCCAAATTGGCGAGCAAATATTACTCCCTCCATGCTGATTGCAAAAAAGTTAAATTCCGAACTTCTGGACGAATTGGCTCCAAATGAAAGGAAGAATTGGGTGCCGATTCCGGTGCGGTTGCGAAGCCACAATAGTATGCATATTGATCTCACGGATGTTTCATTTCATACTCATCCTAACCAAACATTGGCGTCTCTAGGGGAAATAGTTAAGGCTGAGTCGACTTGCTTGTCGGCTACGATTGATTTCAATGATCACTTATGTCACGACATCGGAGCATTTTTAGTATTGGCGGCGATGCGAAAAGATATGGCACCCATTTTTGACGGCGGAAATATCAGCAACGGACTTGCAAAGGTATTCAACGCCTTGGGGTTGGATCAACCGCTGAATATGGCAGTAGAACCACTGTGGGAAGGCGATAAGGATATTTGGGCATTTCCATTGAGATCGCGCCGAGCGGCGGGTACATCGAAGTCACCAACCCGATATATTGATCCACAGACCATTGAAAAAGTGGGCCCGGAGCTCTGTGATGCGATAAGCAAATGGCTCTCGAAAACTGTAAAGCAGTCACTGTCTTTTCATGGCAGGCGTGTCGTGATGAAAATTGTTGGGGAGACGCTCGAAAATGCTGAGAGACATAGCCGCCCGGACACCGACAGTGATGGAAGCTGGCTAATCTCAGGATTTATGACTAAAAGAAACAATGGAAGTGAAGATTACTTTATCTGCCAGCTCGGCTTCTTAAGTATCGGTTCATCTATTTCTGACACAATCTCTTCATGTGACGAATCGACCTATTCAAAGATGAACTCATATGTGCAAAAACATAAGGGTGCATTTAGCGGATACAAGTACGCTGAGGATCATCTTAAAACTATTTACGCTTTGCAAGATGGAGTGACTAGAGATCATCTCGCGGAAAAAATAGGCAATGGAGGAACAGGGTTCCAAACGATAATTGATTTTTTTGCTGATCTAGCAGGAATCGAAGGCGTTGAAGCGGACGCTCAAATGTCTATTGTATCTGGTCGAACTTGCATAAAATTAAAATATCCCTATTTTAAGGGAACCAGTGACACGGACGAAAGTTTACGCAGGCTTTGGTTTAATGGAGAAAACTCACCCGACGTAGCGCCGAGCAAGAAGCATATCGTGGAATTGGATCAACGGTTTCATGGGACTTTAATATCTATGAGCATGACTCTAAACGAGGCATATTTGATAAGGACGGCAAATGGTTCAAATTGAACTTGAAAAATTGACTCAAGGCAAAGTTAGAATGCTTAGTGGGCACGAGAGAGGCAAAGAAGCTCGACTGTTGTTCAAATTGCGTCGATATGAATCCGAGGATGATCAGATTTCGGTGGTAGCCCCGGAAAATCTAGATACCGTAACCCCTTCATTCGTACAGGGTTTGCTTGGAGAAGGTGTGGCAACTTCTGGCGCGGAATTGATTGATGCCAAGTATGATTTTTCAGAGATGCGTGTCGAGTTGATCGAAGATTTTGAGATCGGAATGCGAAGGTTGAAATCCCTTTCAAATGCCAAGAAGGGCAAGTCTTAGTGTATAATATATTTGGGGATTAGTTCTGAGTTTAGGCGAATATTTTACAAAAGAAAACGTTGCGATTGTCGTATCCGGCCTGTCGTTGGTGATTGTCTCTTTTCGGTGGATATCCGAAGTTCGATGGCGCACGAAGCGAGCCAAACGTGACGATTTTTTGGATGATATCGAAAAACCATTAGATCACCTTATTTTTAAACTTGATGACTGGGTTGCTGACATTAAATTTTTCCAAGGTGGTATTGGCAATGTCAACAAAGATCAAATTTACTGCGAAGGAACTAGGCTGATTGGTCCTATTAACCGAACGATCAGTCGCATTTCAAAATCAGACACATCAATATCGGCGAACTGGTCGGGAATTAGGACAGATGAATTGGAGACCGATCTTGCGTTTTTTAATTCGGATGCTGCGATAACTCTTAATGGGAATGCGGTGGCAAGTTCTGTTAGAAGATTGATTGACGAGATACACTCGGCGATGAGCCGCGAAAAACAAAGATATAGTGCTTAGAGGGCCGCGCTTTAGCCTCTCCCGAATGGGTCCAATTCTCGATGCAGCACATGAACGCCTTGAAGGTGTTGTGTTTGAAAGTCTGGATTGGGCTGATCTGATACCGCGTTACGATACCCCTGAGACCCTGTTCTACCTAGACCCACCTTACTGGGGTGGTGAGAACGAC